GCCGGAGAACAGTGCGACCTTGCTGCCGGTCGATGCGAATGACGCACCGAGGCCGACGTTGGACGCGGTGAGCGCCTTGGTGGCGATGTCTACGACGATCATGGTCGCGTTGTAGACCTTCATGGCGGCGTTGAGCGCGAGGATGCCTGCAGCGAGGCTGCCGACGACGACGATCATCTTGACGATGAGGTCGGTGTTTTCTTGCACGAACTTCGCCATGTTTTGCAGCACCGGCAGGAGACGCTCGAGGATTGGCAGAAACGCCGCGCCGATGCTTTCCTTGGTTTCAGCGAGCGTGATGCTGAGGCGTTTCATCTGGCCTTCGGCGCTGTTGGCTGCGACGCTTGCAGCACCGCCGACGGTGGCAGCGACTTGCGCCATGATTTGATCGAGGGACGCGCCTTCTCGGATGGTTTCGCGGAGGCTCGGAATGAGTGTTGCGAGGGCCTTGGTGTTGCCTGCGTATGCCTTGGCGACTGCGTCGGTGACTGCGCTTAGATCCGTGCCGGTGGCTGCCGAGATGTCGAGCGAAGTGTTGAGCAGTTCTTGACTGTATGTGAGGTCGCCGGTTGTCTGTACGAGCGTTGCGAGCGCGGGACGCAACTGGTCGTCGGCGACTGCTGCCGACATCATTGTCGCTTCGATGTACGCCTCCGCAGCCTTGACGTTCGCTTCGCCTGCGAGCGTGTTCTTTTCGATGGCTTGCGCGAGCAGCGCTTGAGCCTTGGCGTCCTCAATGGCTGCCTTGGTTGCGTCGCCTATTGCGAACGCAAGACCGCCTAGCGCTGCCGCTGCGGGGACGGCTGCCTTCTTGAGCGCGAACTGTGCCTTTTCGCCGGTCGTGCCGAGTTGCTGGAACTCCTTGATTGCTTTGCTGACGCCTTTGCCGTCAAACTCGGAGACAATGGGGATTACGACTGCCACGTCAGACTCCGAACTTCGTCCGCTTGAACAGGTCGTCAATCAAGTCCTGCATCCGTCGCTGCACCTCGTCACTGTTTGCCTGCCACGCAGGCCACAGGACTCGGGATGCTTTGCCTTTCTTGGCTTCGATGCCTCGAATCATGTTTGCCCCGGCCTTGGTGGCGCCGCGTGACGTGCGGCCTGCGAGGTCGTAGATCGTGTTGATTGCCCCGGACCATGCGATGGAGAACACTGCGAGGTTGCTCATCATGCCGTTGTATTCACGCGGCCTCTTGCCGGACACTCGAGCCTTGATGTAGTCGTCGGCGACCGCCGAATCCCAAGGCAACATTTGTCGCCCCGATTTCGTGGTCCATGAGCGGGACCATCCGGAGATCGGTGTACCGAACGGTATGCGCTGTTTCGCTTCGACGATGACTGGCTCGACGATTTGTTTGTAGTCGCGTGTCAACTGGCGACGCGCCGATTTGTCGATGTTGTTGAGTTCTTTGACGGCTTCCTTGAGGCCCACGAACTGCATCTCGGCATACACGGCAGTCATTTGCGGGGTCCTTTGCGTCGGCGTTTCTCATCCAAGATTAGTACCGTCGCAAGGTCTTGCATGTCGAACTCGATCTCCGGCGGCCACCAGCCGGTCGCCAGCAGCAGTGCTGCTAGTTGTCGTCTGATGGTGCCGGTGCCGTAGGGTGCGCTGCTTCGACTCCTTCAGCCTCGATCTGCTGCACCGATTCGAGCCATGTTTCATAGTCGCGTGCGTCGATCTTGTTTTTGGTGATGCGATGCCAGCAGAGGTACGTCATGTCGTCGATGCCCATACCGGCCTGCAGGTCTTGGACCTTGCGCTTGGTTTTGCGTTCCCATGCGGCGAAGTCGGCGATGCCGATTTCGACTGTCGTCTTGGTTTCTTTGCCTGCCGGGGTGAGGTAGGTGACGGTGAACGTCAGTTTCATGCTGCCCTCCTATTGAGCGTTCGTTGATTACGGGGTGACGTCTTTGACGAGTGTGCCGCCGATGAACGTGACCTCGACCTGCGAAAGTTCGCCGAGCGAACCGTTCACTACGTCGAACGACTCGAGGTAGGCGTTCGTCAACTGAAACTCGGGGTTCGTGGCGCCGATGGTGGTGTCGACTGGCTTGATTGACACGAATGTTGCTGACGCACCGACGAGCGTGTTGAGCAGCGCGTAGGTTTCGCTTGCTGCGTACGACATGAGGAAGGTGAGCGTGCAGGTGTTGTTGCTCAAGCCGCCGACGTAACTGCGGCCCGTCTGACCGAACGCGGTCGACTCGAGTGCGTCCTGCGACGTCGTGAGGACTGCGCTGATGCACTGATCGCTGATCGCGGTGCCGGGTGAGGCGGTCCCGATGCTGACGACTGGGTTGGCGAGGTAAGTGGTGGCGGCCATGTTCTAGTCCTTCCGTTTCTTGCGTAATACCTTAGTCGCTGCGGTCTTGGCTTTGGTGACAGCCTTCGCGGCGGTGTCCTCGACCTTTTCGCACTGCCCAGACGCGAGCAGGTACTCGGCGAGGACGGTGTCATCGACGTCGATGATGTCGCCTTTCTTGTTGCTGTTGAGGCGGTGCGTGGTGACAATGAGTTTCATGGTGCGACCTTCGTGCTGAGGGTGAGTTCGTACGAAGCGAAGTCTTGCGTCCCGATCTGCGTGACGGTCGGCCTGCCGGACATGAGTCCGATTTCGGCGGCGCGTACGAGGTCCGCGAGGTCGAGAAGTTTGTCGAGTGCCTTGCGGTCGCCCGGGCCGATCGCGAGAATCTTGATGCTGAACTGCATCTCCGTCACGACGTTCGTGTGCATGAGGAACGAGGGCGCATCGACGAGGACGCAGGGCGGGTTGATGTTGCGCGGGTCGCTCGAGGACACGACAGGGAGGCCAGTGATCTGACCGAGCCGGGTGACGAGCGCTGAGTAGCCGTCCTTGAGTTCGTTCGCCATTAGGCGACCTGCGGACGGTTGATGCCGAGCAGTCGCAGCACCTCAACGAACGAGCCGCCTACCGGGCCGGAGGTGGCGAGCGGGTCGTACGCGGCGTAGGACTCGGAGGCGCTGCCGCGCATCCGGTAAAGGTAGCCGCAATACATGACGGTCCCGAGTTTCACGTCGAGCGAGGGGACGGTCGTCAGACTGTCGAAGTACCCGGCCTCTTGGCGACGGCGCCACGCGAACTGGTTGCCTGCACCGACCGCCATGACGAGCAGGTCGTAGTCACTCGAGGGATTGGTGACGGTGAATCCCAGCCAGTCCTCGACGTCGGCGACCGTGACCCAGCTGCATGTCGGCGTGAACGTGACCGTCCCGGTGACTGCGTAGCGTGCGATGTCGTCGTTCGTGAGCGCGAACGCAATCTGATTTTGGATGCGGATGTCGTAGTCGTAGACGTAGTCGCCTTGGTCGTCGGTTCCGAGGAATAGGAACTGCGGAACGGCGGTGACGACCACGCTGCCGGTGAAGGGAGAACCCAGCCCGAACCCGGACAGCGTGATCGTGTTGCCGACCTCGACTGGTGTCGAGGTAAGTGTTGCGATGACGCCGACGTTGTCGGTGACCTGCGCGTGGGTGGTTGTGTAGGTCGCCATGCGGCGAACCTCCTAGATCACCAAGTTGCGCCGATTTTTTGGTACTTCGTCGCGTCAATCATCAGCGTCGCGAAGTAACCCCGGAACGAGATTTGACGTCCGAGGACTTCCGGCTTGTCGATTGCGACGACGCCGCGCTGGTTCTCGTAGATTTCGAAGCCGGCGTAGCGACCGGCTGCGCAAGCCACGATCATCGTCTTGGCCTCAAAGTTCTTGTCAACGACGAGCGTCAGACCGAGCGGGTTGCCGTTCCACGAACCGGCTTCGCTCACGCCTGCGGCGTTGAATGGTCCGACGGTCGGGAACAGAGGACGGTTGCTGCCATCAACGAGTCCGCCGAGTTTGGCCCACGTCTGCGGGTCGACGAACAGGTGCGTCGGCAGCACGTTGCTGGTCGCTGCGATGGCCTGCGCGGCGCTGTAGATGTCATTCATCAGCGTCGATGCGTTGCCGTTCCAGTCGCCCCAGTAGGTCGCTGCGGACTTCATCTCGTCGGCGGCGTAGTTGTCGGTGGCCTCGGCGTACATACCGGCGAGGTCCTCGAGAACGATTCCGACGCTGTTCGGGTCGGTCCAGTCGATGTCCTGCTCGGAGAGCAACACGGTGCCGCCAAAGGTTGTGCGGGTGACGATGTTGCTTGACACGACCATCGTGGTTGACGAGAGCGTCTGGAGTTCTCCAGCCTGCTGCGCGACGCTGACGTGCGTGGTGATTTCAGGACGGTTGAACGTCTTGCCCGAGCCGAGCGGCATGGCGCGTGCGCCGATTGCGCTGACTACTGGACGGAGGTAGTTGATGTTGTTGTAGACAGGTCCGACGACCGGGACTGGCAACAGACCGGGCGTGTCGCCGGTGGCGATGTCACCTGCGGCTGCTTCGAGCGGGTTGTGTACCGCTTGGTGGTCGGCGATCATGCGGTTCACTGCAGCGAACTTTTCGCCGCCTTGAACGTACGCGCTGATCCACTCGGACGCTGACGGCAGGCGCGATGGCGCCTTGCGTGCTTCGGCCCAGATTGGCGCCTTTGGCGCTTCGGCTGGCTTTTCGGTTGCGGTGATTTCGGGTTGCATGATGGGTGTCTCGCTTTCCGTTGATTCGACTTTAGCAGCAGCGATGGTGTCAATGGTGGCATCCACGAACGCGGGTTCAGCCACGATTGACAGTTCGCGCCAGTTGGCTTTGCTCACGACCAGTACGCCCGACTCGTCGTACTCGGCTTCGACCGGGTCGACGCCGATGCTGACCGCGTCGAGTGCGCCGTCCTTGATGAGTTCGATGACGTCGTCGCCTGCCTTGGTGGCGCTGATGCGTGCGGTGTAGCGCATCTCGTCCTCGTCCTCGCTGCGGCTGGTAACGATGCCGATGATCTTGGAGGCGTCGTGCGACTCGAGGAGGCGTGGCGCCTTGCCCGTAACGGGGAGGCTGCCGGGGAGGAACTTGACTTTTTCGCCGCCAGACACGGTGGCGATGACGTTGTATGGCACTGCGACGCCGCTGATTTCCCGGCTCGGTGTTTCGCCTTCGGCGGCGATGATGGTGACTGGTCCTGCTGAGAGTTTGAGCATGTCACCAGCGTAGGACATGGCCTCTCCGCGTTTGGTGGATTCCTCGTGCTGCCGCAGTTTCTCCGCGACCCAACCGACCGCAGGGTCGCCGCCCCAGAGCGCCCACGCAATGCGACCCGCCGAAGGGTAGCCGGGTTCACCGGGCGAGAATCCTTCGCCTTGTTTGTCGGCTTCATGTCGCGCCAAGTAGGACGACATGCGGTTGATCGTGTCGATGCTCAACATGCGACGATTGCTGATGTCGCGTGCGCGTGCAACACCGATCTCAGTGCCGCCCCGGTTGTATTCGCGTCGCCACGCAAGACCGCGAGCGGCTTCGTCCGCCATCTCCTGCGTCGGACGGTAGGGCATTAGTCAGCGATCGGTGTACCGGGCGTGACCGACGTGCCGGAACCGGAAGGCGCAGTGGGCAGACTGTCCTCCCGGCCCGACATGCCGTTCTCCTCAAGGTAGGAGTCGACATCGAGTTCGATGTAGCGCCCTCGAGGAGTGACACTGTTGAGCGACAAGGTCTGCTCGATGCAGTCAATGAACGGTTTAGCGCCGAACAAGTAGAGGTCTTGGCGTGCCTGCTGCGCGTTCTGGTATGTCATGCCCGACCCAGCCGGTGCGCCAACGAGGTAGGGCGGGATGTTCGCAACGCGAGCAAGTTCGAGCGCTTGGTAGGTGCGTGCGCTGACGAGTTCGAGTTTGCTCGGGTCGATGTTGGATTCTTTCCACTCGACGTACTCGTTGAGTGCTGCGACGCTGGATGTCTGTCGCGCTTCGGACCACGCGGCTGCGAGGTCGGCGAGTTCTTGTCCGCTCATCGGTTCGCCGCCGGTCTGCTTGAGGTAGCCAGCCGGTACTTCCATTGTTGCGAATCGTTCTGCTGCGGTGTCAAGTCTGATCGCGGTGTTGATTGCACGCGACCCGGTGAACAGCAGGCCGGGAATCGGTGAGAGGAACTGCACGACGTCGCGAGTCTCAAGTTGGATTCCTTGGAAGTAGATTTGCGACGAAGGTCCCCACCACTGCGGACCGGCTTGGTCCCATGTGGTGACGTCGGCTGCGGGAATCCATGTGAACGCTGAAGGGAATCCGTTGGCGCCGCGTTGCGTCACGACCCAGAACGCACGACCGTAGAACAGGAGGTCGTCAGCAGTGAACGACATGATGAAGTTGCGCGTCACGTTTGGGTCCGGGTTCTGGAACCATGTGTCGGGCGGGAGGTCGACGTATTCGTATTCGTCGCCGTTCCACACTCGACCGTATTGCTCAATCTCGAGGCAGCCGATCATGCCGCAGATGAGGTCGCGTGCGCGGCTGATTGTCGGGTTGCGTAGCGCGATGGTGCGGTCGGCGCCGGTGGTGTAGTTGATGAAGTTGCCGACGAGCGGGTTGCCTGCTGCACCGGCTGCGGCCTTGATGCTTGGATGCGTTGAGACTTTGCGTTCGGCGCGGTTGAACAGTGGCATGTCTCCAGATTAGGCGACGCGCTGCTGCTTTGCGGTGCCAACTACCGCTCGACGTACTGCTGGCGCTGGGCGTGACCCGATGCCTGCCGCCCATACGAGACAGCGAGCCAACTCAATCGGCCCGGGCGACTTAGTCGACGAGAGAGCGATCGCCCCGGTGGTGCGTACCGCGACAGCGCGACCAACGTGTTCAGCGAGCATCGTTTCGCCAGTGTGGTACAGCCGTCGCTCAACGAGCATCTGTCGCACGACCGCAGTCCACCTGCAGATTTCTTGGTACCCGACGATGATGCGACGCCGCTGCATCGACGGAGGACATGACACGTCGAGCGTCGGTGTGATCGCGAGAACGACTTGCGGGTTCGCTGCGATTTGTTTGTCGACTTGCGTCCAGCAGTCCGCGAGTGTGTCGACCATGAACGCGACCGTCGCAGTCAACTGATTCTCGGCGTTGACGTTGCATCGGACGCCGACGTAGCGACCGTCATCCATTGACACCTCGACCGCAAGAACACCGTTCGGTAGCGGCGCCGACTTGGCGCGGAGGTCTTGGAACAGTCCCGGCGGCAGCCATGATTGGTCCGTCTGGGTCCATACATTGACGCTCGAACGCAAGAACGCTGAACGGTTCGGGGCGTGCGATTCGGCCTCGAGTGATTCCATCGTGATCGTGTGACCGAGCGCCGGGTTCGCATAGACCCACGCCTCCGGGGCCATCGGGTCGAGTTCGGGCGGCGGTGAATACTCGGCAAGGTAGATGCTGGTGTCCTCGCCGGTGTCGATGCCGCGTAAGGCCGCTTCGCGCCATCGCAGCATCGCGACGGATTCCTCGGTTCCGGCGGTGGAGTAGAACATCGCGAGCGGGTTTGCGACCGCGCGCTGGGTTGGCATGAAGCCGATGTCGAGCGTGTCGGAGTCGATGCCCCAGAGTTCGTCGCCGATCAGCACGTCGACACCGGACAGGCCGTGAGGTGCCGAAGGCCGGGCGGCTTTGACGAGCCACTTGCTGCCTTTGTGCTGCACTTCGGTCCGACCGTACGACCACGTCGGCACCGCTGCGAACTTCGACTCCAGTACCGGGGCGAGGTCTTGGAACATGGCGACCGCGATGTCGAGGCGGTGCGCGAACGTCACGATCTTGACCGGGCGACCGACGACTTTCGGGTACTCGAGCAACAGCCACCCGATGCTCGCAGCGATGCAGACACTCTTGCCTTGCTGACGCGCCGTTGAGATGAGCGCCGTGCGGTTGCACCACCGACGCGCCTTGTCGTAGGAGAACTGTTGCGTCAAGACGTGACGCTGCCAAGGCATCATCGACACGCCGAGATGCTCAGCGGCCCACTCAATCACGGCAGGCCCATACGAGCCGACCGAATCCGAAACGATCGTTTCAAGTCTCGGCAAGTCATGACGGTTGTGTAAGGACTTCGTCCGTTTCTTGGGCGAGACAGAGGATGA